ATACACCAATTTCATAGGAAGTGGAAATTAGATTTTAAGCCTTTTAGTTGTACGAGTTGTTTAGCAGCTTGGACAGGTTTGGCTTTATATTTACTACCTTCAATATGTACCGATGTTATTGCGTTTGTATTTATACCAGGAGTTGCAGCACCTTTACTTTCAAAACTAATGTGGAACTTATGGAAATAGAACACCGCAAATTTTTAGATGACCACGTTGGTAATTGGCATACAGTACAAAACGGATATGTGCGTAACATTGATTTAGACATCTTAAAAATGTACGAGCATATTTATCGCAAATATATGAGTGCAGATTTTATCTTAACAGTATGGTGTCCCCATTGTATCTTTGATATGATAAAACGTTTGTACGAATGGTACGAATTACAACCTAAACCTAAAAATAAAAAGAATGGCTAACTTTATTCACCCTACTGCAATTATTGGCGATAACGTAATTATCGGAGATGGCAACTACATTGGTGCTTATTGTATTATTGGCGACCCTGCTGAGCATAAGAAGTTCTGGCAAAAAGAAAAAGGCAAAGTTTACATTGGCGATAACAATGTTATTACAGGACTTGTAACAATAGATGCAGGTACGGAGATTGACACCTTTATCGGTAATAATTGTTTTATAATGAAACACGCACACATTGGACACGATTGTACAATCTTAGACAATGTTACTATAAGTTGCGGAGCAAAAATAGGTGGTCATTCTATTGTAGACAAAGGTGCTAATATAGGACTTAACGCAGTTCTGCATCAATTTGCAAACGTAGGAGAAAATTGTATGATAGGTGCAAGTGCATTTGTAAAAGGAGATGCAAAACCAAATACTAAATACGCAGGAGTTCCTGCAAGAGAAATCGGCTCAAACATTAGATAATGAAAGTAGCTATTTTATTACTTACACAAAATAGGCATGATTTAACGCAGCGTGTAATTAACCAAAACTTTTTTAACTCTGGTTACAATGCCGATTGCTTTTTAATAGATAATGGAAGCGACACGCACGAAACTTTTAATTATCCTTTTGCAGGTTATGACTTGTCAAAAGAAAAACGAGGCATAGCAGCAGGAGTAAACGCAGGACTTAGCATAACCCAGGACTATGATGCGGTTTGTTTATTAGCCAATGACATTTTACTACCTGAGAATTGGTTGGCAAGGTTTGTATTGTTTGCACAAAGAATAGAAAAGACAGGCATAATAGGAATACATTGTGTAGAAGCATTACCACCCATTGTAGACGGAGTACATAAAACGCACACACCTTTTGGAGATAATTTTATTACTCGTGAACTTATAGATGCGGTTGGTGGTTACAATGAAGCTTACGACCCTTACGGAATGCAGGATAGAGATTACGGAGAACGAGCAACTATTACAGGTTTTACTAATTACTACTTGCCAGATATGAGGTCGGAACACATAGGACACGATGTCGGTAACGGAACGGAATATAGACGAATGAAAGACGAAAGCTTGGCACGAGCGCAAAGCGTATGGGATAAATACCAAGACATATATCACAACCAAAAGAATATAAGATGCGAATACTTTGTATAACTTCTGCCAACTCGGGTGTAGGATACCACCGAATTATGATGCCTATTGTTAATATGGAAAAAGAGTACGCACTTATTACCGATGTGCTTAATGACGAAATATTAGAGCAAGGGTGGGATATTGTGTTAATGAATAGAATGCTTAACGAAATAGATGCAAAGCAAATGGACACCTGGCGCACTAAGTACGGCTTTAAGTTGGTAGTCGATAACGATGACCATTGGGAACTAAACGAAAGCCATTTATTGTATTTAAGATATAAGATTAACAATATACCAAAACTAATTACCGATTACTTAAAGATAGCAGACCTATGCACCTGCACTCACGAAAGGTTAGCAGGAGAGATAAGTCCTTACAATAAGAACGTTCACATCTTACCAAACGCATTACCTTATGGGCAAGAGCAGTTCCAGGATAACAAGACAGAAGATTATAAAGTCAGGTTGTTTTGGTCAGGAAGCGGAACGCATGAAAGGGATATTGAAATACTAAGGCAGCCGTTTAAAAGGTTACAAGGTATGAATATAAGAACTGTAATAGCAGGTTATAATGACGGGGAGAAACCTATCTGGGATAAAATGATTGATGCTTTTACTTGCGGACTAAAGCTTAATCCCACGATCTATAACTATGCAAGGGTTACGGAATATATGGGTGCTTATACAGATAGCGATATTTCAGTTATCCCACTTGTAGATAACAAGTTCAACGCTATGAAGTCAAATTTAAAGGTATTAGAAACGGCTGCTAAAAAGAACCCTGCCATAGTTAGCCACGTCAATCCTTACTTAGATATGCCCGTGCATTACGTTAAAAGCCAAAAGGATTGGTATAAACATATACGAGATTTAGTGAGCGACGCGGATATGCGAAAGGAGAGCGGACATAAGTTATTTGAGTTCTGCCAAAAGAAGTATAACTTTGACGAGATAAATTTAGACCGAAAGTATATTTATAATAAACTAATTTCTCATAGTTAAATTTTTAATTATTAATCAACGGAAAATTTAATGGGGAAACTATGCAGAAACACACGCAAATCTACTTACAAGGAATGGGCTATGACGCTACATCGTTTGTTCCTTGTGAGGTTTGTGGTGGTGTAGGAACTGACATACATCACATAGAAGCGAGGGGAATGGGGGGCAGTAAAGCCAAAGACACGATTGAGAACCTAATGGGTTTGTGTAGGAAGTGTCACATAGAATACGGAGACAAAAAACAATATAAAGAGTTTTTAAAAGACTTACACGCAAAGAATTATGGCAAAGATTAAAGAAAACAATAACAAAGTTAGCTTTGGCAAACGCAAAAGAGGTTCTGCAAAGAAGTCCTTTAATAAGCACACGCCAAGAGAAAAAGCTTATAGAGGTCAAGGCAGATGAGAAAGCTAAACGCTATATGGCTACTCCTTACACACAAAGCTTACTTCCTTGCGGTATGTAAGACAGGTAAAAATGGAGACGATATGACCACGATAGGACATTATACCTATGCAATGGCAGAAACCTTAATTAACAAACATATAGCAGACGTAGATACTTATTTTGACCAAGAAGATGCTTTAGACGAAGCAAACGATATAATAAACGGCATACTATGATTTTATTATCAAGTCAAATAGAAAGCATAGCATCACGCAAAGACAAGACAATCAAGCTAACAATAGCAACCCAAGAACTAAGTCCTAAAGATGCTGCGGATATATTTCAACTTAACCAACAGTTCTGCTACTTAGCAATTAAAGAAGAGCCGTTTAGCAAAGAAGAGCAAGACATAGTTGAAAACCTAAAGGCAGACGTAGACACATTCAAGACACCGAGCCAAAGATTACGAGGCATCTTATACAGAACATATGAACAAGACAACGAAGGCTACAAAGATTTTAACACATATTACCTTTCTGTAATGGATAGGATATGCCAACACTATAAAAACAAGATAGATGGGTAGGTTTAAACTTATAGAAACACCAGAACTAATGCTTCAATACTTTAACGAGTACGCAGAATACTGCAAAAGCAATCCTATTAAAGTACACGATTTCGTAGGTAAAGACGGAGACGAAGTTTATAGATTAAGGGAGCGACCTTTAACAATAGAAGGCTTTGAAAACTATTGCGCAGACAAAGGAATTATAGGAGATTTAAGCCATTACTTTGCTAACACAAATAATGCTTACGCAGATTTTTTAACCATCTGTTCGCATATTAGGAAAAAAATTAGGCAAGACCAAATCGAAGGGGGAATGGCAGGGGTTTACAATCCAAGCATTACTCAGCGTTTGAATAGCTTAGTAGAGAAGTCCGAGAACAAACACGAAGTAAGTGAGATTAAAATAACTTACGATAGATAATGCAAACAGTAGGCTTGAAGTTACATAACCCACACCCAGCGCAAAAGCAAGTACTTGATTGCGACAAAAGGTTTATTGTAATGATGGCAGGTAGAAGATTTGGTAAGTCCTTGATTAGCCAAACCATAAGCATAGAAACTGCGGTTAATAAAAAGCGTGTAGCTTACATTACCCCTACTTACCAATTAGGAAAGATATTTTTTAAAGAGATAGTAGACCTATTGCCATTAGAAATATACTCTAAGAACGAAAGCGACCTTGTTATTACATTTATAACGGGTGGAAGCATACGCTTCTTTACAGGCGAAAGATTAGACAATCTTAGAGGTTTAAAGTTTCATTTGGCAGTAATAGACGAGGCTTCCTTTATACCTAACCTTGAAGATGGGTGGCTTAACTCGATAAGACCTACCTTAACGGACTACAAGGGCAAGGCTATATTCTTAAGCACCCCTAAAGGTAAAAACTACTTCTTTAGTTTGTTTAGCAAAGCCGAACCGGATTGGCAAAGCTTTAAGTTTACTACATACGATAACCCTTACATTGACCCACAAGAGATAGACGATGCCCGTAGGCAATTACCTGAGGTTGTATTTGAGCAGGAGTATATGGCAAACCCTGCGGAGAACGCAGCAAACCCATTTGGTAGTCAATACATTCGTAATTGTATACACCCAGTAACAACAATGCCGATTGTAGCTTATGGGATTGACCTTGCGAAGTCAGTCGATTGGACTGTTATTGTAGGTTTAGACGAAGATGGAAACGTGGCTTATTTTGACCGCTTTCAAATGGATTGGCATAATACCAAGCAAACTATCCTTAGGCTGCCTAAATGCCCTATCCTTGTCGATTCTACGGGGGTTGGCGACCCTATCCTCGAAGACCTACAAAGAGAAGGCGTAATGATACAAGGCTTAAAGTTCACAAGTTCAAGTAAGCAGCAACTTATGGAAGGCTTACAAGCTGCAATACATCAAGGTAAGATAGGCTATCCTGAAGGGATAATCAGCCAAGAGTTAGAAGTGTTTGAGTATATGTACACGGCAACGGGGGTAAAGTATTCCGCACCTTCAGGCTTCCACGATGATGCCGTAATGGCTTTGGCATTGGCTTGGCAGAACTTCAGCCTTAAACGTGGCACGGGCAGGTACGCCTTTCTATAATTGCAACAAGGTTACAAAAATAAATTTAAGAAATATTTGGTGGATTGTGAAAAACTTGTATATTTGGTTATTATTTAATCAAAACACAAACACAATGAAAAAAGAAACCGCACAACTTTTAGCCGTATTTTTAGTAGCTTGTTACCTTATTGGACAATTACAAGACATCTACTCAAAATGATATACGCTATCTGCCTTCTGCTAATTGCAACAGGTTTTGTAATGGCAGCATTAACTGACTACACAATTAAAAACTATGACCCAAAGCACAAAAGAATATATAGACAAATATTACGCAAGTGAGCCGATTAGCATAATGATGACTAACATTGATGCAACTTACTTAGAGATACTTACCTACTGCAACGAGAAGGGTTACGAACCTTCTAAGCGTAGGTTAAGGCGACCAGAAGATAAGTCAGAAATTGGCTTTTTTGACATTGAGAATTATAAACCCGAAACAATATAAAATTAGAAATATACTTCTAATTAATTAAAAACAAGCTATTTAAAAACAATTATTCAATCAAATTAGAAACATAATTCCAAAAACAAATAACCTATGAAAACAGCAATGCAAGAATTAATTGATGAGCTTAAATTAATTGAGGCTTATCCTATGTCACCTTTAGTATTAAGAATTGCTACTGATTTACTTGAAAAAGAAAAAGAGCAGATAATAGATGCAGGTAATGCTTGTTCTATTAAAACAATAGTACATAGAGAAAAACTTGATGAAATGTCTGAAGATGAATTAAGGGATAGTCTTGTTAAGGATACTATTTCATATGGAGATGAATACTACAACCAAACCTATAACCAAACAAATAACCTATGAATGAAGATTTATTATTAGAAGCTGCAAAGCCATTAATTGAGTATTTAAATAATAACTATCACCCTCATTGCAAAATTATTGTTGAATGTAATAGCGTTGAGGTACTTGAAGGACTTGAACAATCAATAACAAAAGAATTTATAAAAGATTAAAACAAATAACCTATGACACCACAAGAAAAAGCAACAGAATTAGTAGAAAAATTTAAGCCTTATGTAAATGGATATGTTGGTAGCTCAATGCTAACTAACACAGAATATCCAGAATCAATTTTAAGAAAGGCTAAAGAATGTGCAAGAATAGTAGTAAACGAGATGATTGACAGATTAACATGGCATACAGGTGCAAGTGATTTAGGCAATACAATTATTGCTGGAGATATTGAATATTGGTATGAAGTGTTACAATCAATCAAATATAAC